CTCAAAGCACACTCTGTGAATGTGTTTTAAGTGAATGGTGGAGGTGCCCGGAACTGCCCCGGGGTCCTGCTCTTGTGACATACGATGCTGTCAACAATTACACTTATATTTATAGCACCTTTTTTACTGTTTGTCAATTTATAAAGTGCGTGTTTTTAAACCAAAATGATAACTAACGTCTAAGAAAAATATCAACCAAGGAGATTTATGGCAAAGATGCGTACATTTACCTTCACGGACGGTGACAAGGTAGAAACTAGAGAAGCAGTAAGTTATAAAAAAGCGGTGCTATCATTCCAGAGCGGAACAAAAAGTACATCTGTTAAAGTAGAGTGGGAAGCCAAAAAAGGCGGTATCTACGAAATGGTGCAACAATTACCTATGGGTAGAAAAATAAGACAAGCCGCGGCGGCAGAAAAGAAAAGAGCCTTACTAAAGGCCAAGGCGGGAGCATAACATGGCTGGAATAAAACAAAGAGGACCGCAATCAGTAAACAACAAAAGAACACGAATGAGAGATGGCGAACTAATTGAAGTGAATCCTGTTCGTTACGTTAAATTTGGTGGTAGCAGTATTATGGCAGGATGCTGGGCCGATACTGGTGATATGATTGTTGACGAAAAAGGTAAACCTATACCATTCAAAGCAATTTAACCACCAGCAAATACATTTGGTGATCCAGCGGCTACGCTTGTACAACTACTGATAGCATCACCTATTCTTCCACAACCTTTTCCATTTATAAAAACAGTGGTGCTACCTAAAGCAATAGGAGCCGCATGAGCAGGACACGGTGCACCTGGCAATAGATGAGTTGTGTTAACATCACCTTGTCTGCTTACTGGTATTCCGTTTACAAAAACATTAGGTGAGCCAACTGCTCTAACCATTCCTGAACAGTGTGGAACATCTGCGTCACCAATTCTAGTTACTGCTGGCATTGCGTTCAATCTCCATTAGTTGTTGTAGACGAGCATTCCATAACCCTATTTCTTCGTGCTGTTCTTCTGTGTGTGGGTCGGGAGGAATAACAGGAACAAATTTAATTACTCGTTCAAATCGCTCTGGAACATCATCCCACGAATGAACAGTAACCATTTCTCCATCTACTAAAAATACAAACTCGTGCATACGAGTATTTATTTTGTTCTTAGAGCGTCACCTAGGCCTGCAGGAGCAGTAACCAGTCCTGATGTTTGTGATTGATATGCATCAGCAAAGTTTTTTGCTGTTTTCTTGACTATTACAACAGAATTATTATGAAACTTATAGTTTTTGTCAGGTTCTGTTGTAAACATATATTGTTGCAGTCCAACACCCTGCGGACTCATTACAAGTGTAAGCGGAGTTTTAATTGTAAGTCCATCAGAATCTTCATTCATTAATTTACCAACAATTTCTTCTCCTGTGGTAAGTTTTAAAGATACAACATCACCGTTCTTGTATGGAGTCTCGATTAGCATTATAAAGTATGTCCTGTTCCTGTATAATTATGTTCTTCAAGATATTTGGTAAAAGCATCATAACCGCCAATCTTTTGTCCATTGATAACAATTTGAGGTACTGTTCTAGCGTTAGGAAATTGTTCCATTAATTCTTCCCTAGTATAATCTGTACCTAAACTTTTGTAAGAGTATTTAAATCCTCGAGTCTCACAAAGGTTCTTTGCTTTGTCGCAGAATGGACACTGAGGTTTTCCATAAATTTCTATCATAGTTTAAAGTCCTTAAATGTATCTTTACTTATATCTTGTTTAACACCACCGATCAAATATGACTCAACTTCTGTTTCCTGTGGAGCAACCTGTAAACCCGCAGAACTTAACCAATGCTGTGTCCATGGTAGAGGATTAGTGTTAAGTGGGCGATCATAAATCATATTCAAGCCTAAGGCTTTTAGTCGCTTGTTGGCAATAAACTCAACATAAGCGTGTAGCAAGTTTGAATTCAATCCGATCATTGATCCATCCTTGAAAAGGTAATCCGCCCAACGTTTTTCTTCTTCAACACACTCACGCCATAGATCATATACTTCAGGCTCAAGTTCTTTTGCGATCTTTTTAAAGTCTGGATCGTCATCACCCTTTGCCCAATGCTTTAGGATATGTGTTGAAAGGTTAAGGTGCGTTGCTTCGTCACGTGCAATCAGTGAAATAATCTTTGCTGAACCTTCCATAAGTTTTAATTCACCAAACGCAAAAGTACAAGCAAATGAAACATAGAAGCGTAATCCTTCTAGAATGTTAACAGTCATCATTGCTTTGTATAATGCTTTCTTAACATCATACATATCGCCTTTGCCATGTTGGAAATATTGTGTAGCAATATCAGTGAATTGATCATAGTGTTTGGTAACACTAACGGCACGTTCAATAATTCTTTCGTCATCTAGGATAGTGTCAAACACTTCACTAGGATTGGCATATACATTTTTTACAATGTGCGTGTACGAACGGCTGTGAATAGTTTCAAAGAAGTCCCAAGCAATAATACAACCTTCAAGTTCTGGATTAGAACAGTAAGGCAAGAAAGCCAAACAAGGTCCTCGACCCTGTACGCTATCAAGCAGAGTTTGATACTTCAAATTCGAAGTAAAGATGTGCTTTTGTTCTGCCCGAAGTTCTTGATAATCACCTCTGTCTTTTTGTAGACTGACTTCTTCAGGACGCCAAAAATAACCAAGCATAGTTTGATTAAGTTTGTCATACTCTGGATACTTAAACACATCATATCTCTGTGTGTTTTGATCGGCTCCAAAAAACATATACTCTTTGGTGAAGTCAATCTTCTCTCGATTAAAAACTGTCTTGCTCATTCTCTGTGATTGTTCCTTTTTCTTCTTTGACATAAATTCCTAAATAGCACAGGCGTCACAGTGTTCTGGATCGTCTGTTACCGGTTTGCCATCACCGTTTGAATGTCCATTGACACCATTAGTATGACCGTTAGTTCCATTTACCATTGTAGCATCTTTTGCTGATGTGTCAACTAACGTTTCTTCCAATCCAGCCGGTTGAACATTATCTTCTTCACCTTTAAAATCATAAGTGTTTTGATAGTAACTTGTCTTCCAACCCATCTTATAAGTTGTTAACATATCTTTCATCATAACACTCATAGGCACTTCGTTATTTTCATACTGCAAAGGATTATAACTCCAGTTGCCTGAAATTGCTTGATCAAAAAATTTCTGCATTACTGCAACAATATTAATGTATCCTTCATTGCCTGGCATATCCCAAAGCAAAGTATAAAAATTCTTTAACTGCTGATAGCCTGGAACAATCTGCTTAAGAGGCCCTTTTTTGCTTTTCTTAACGGACAAGTATCCTCTAGGTGGTTCAATTCCATTTGTTGCGTTCGACACAACGGAACTGCTTTCCGATGGCATCTGTGCGGACAATGTTGAGTGCCGTAACCCGTGTTCCTTGATGCTCTTTCTAAGACCAGTCCAATCATGATTTAGTTTCTTTCCTACGATTTCATCTACGTCTGTTTTGTAAGTGTCGATTGGCAAAATGCCATCGCTGTATTTGGTTCTGTTAAAGTATTCGCAAGGGCCTTTTTCACGTGCAAGGTTGTTGCTGGCTTTAAGCAGATAATATTGGAAACTTTCTGTAAGATCGTGTACAAGTTTCCATGCTTCTTTATCGGAATACTTGGCTTTGTGTTTTGCCAGATAGTGTGCTAATCCGATATAGCCAATACCTAAGGATCTACGAGCCTTTGTGCTGATTTCAGCGGCCTTAACTGGATAACCTTGATACTCAATGATTTCTTCCAGTGCTCGTACAGACAAATCACACAGTTCTTCAAGTTCTGCATTTTCTTTATTAAGTGTTAATGCACCCACGTTAATAGCAGAAAGAATACACAGTGCAATCTCACCGTTTTCATCATCAATGTGTTGAATAGGTTTTGTTGGCAGTGTAATTTCCTGACATAGGTTGCTCATGTAAACAGGATCCTTAAATGAACTGTGATTATTTGCGTGATCAACGTTCATAATATAGATACGTCCTGTTTCAGCACGTTCTTTTAACAATGAAGAAAATAGTTCGTGTGCATCAATTTTCTTTTTGCGAATTGATGTTTTACGTTCATACTGTTCGTATAACTCTTTAAACTTTTCATTATCTCCAGAATAGAAAGCATCATACAATCCAGGAACATCATGAGGCGAGAACAGGGTAATTTCTCCACCGCTCAACAACCTTTCATACATTAATTTGTTCAACTGAATTGAATAGTCTAACTTACGCACACGGTTGTCTTCGGTACCTTTGTTATTTTTTAAAACTAGAATATCTTCAATTTCATAGTGCCATAATGGGAAATGCGTAGTAGCACTTCCACCACGTACACCATTTTGTGTGCAACTTCTTACTGTTGCTTCATAAACTTTTAGAAAAGGAATGACTCCTGTGTGTGCTACTTCTCCACCACGGATCTTGGAATTGATTGCCCTAACACGCCCGGCATTGATTCCGATTCCTGCTCTTTGAGCAATGTAATAACCGATTGCACTATTAGAACTAAAGATACTAGGAAGAGTGTCGTCCACATCAACAAGAACACAACTGGCAAACTGACGAATAGGAGTACGCACTCCTGCCATGACAGGTGTGGGAATGTTGATCTTAAAAAGTGAGGTCGCGTCATAGTATTTTTTCACGTATGTTAAACGTGTCTCCTTTGGATAGTCAGCAAAAAGCGTTGCCGCAATCATCATATACATAAACTGTGGAGTTTCGTAAATCTGTCCACTGCTTCTGTCCTGGCACAAATACTTGTCTACAATTTGACGTAGGCCCGCATATGTGAAATCTTCATTGCGATCATGCTTGATATATGTGTTTAATTTTTTTAATTCTGTATCTGAATATTTTTCTTTGATTGCAGGATCATACACACCACGCTCAATGTTTAAATCAATTATTTCGGAAAGAGTTAAATGATCGTATCTACCGTATACTTGTTTTTGTAATCCGTATAGCAACAGCCTTGCCGCCGCGTATTGATAATTTGGTGATTCTAAACTGATTAAATCGTTTGCACTTCTAATTAAAATGTTTTGAATTTCATCTGTTGTCATTCCGTCATAGAACTGCAAGTCGGCGTTCATTTCAATTTGTGATGCACTCACTCCTGTTAAATCGTCACACGCTTCTTCTACAACAAAATGAATTTTATCTAAATTTAATTTTTCTTTTCGTCCATCTCTTTTTGTAATTAAAATCTCATTAGATGCGTTCATAATGTCCTCTTTCCTATATAATGTGTATTCCTGTGTAGTTGAGTATTTACTATCTTTAAGATAATTCAACTACTTCCTGGCAAACAATCGTTTCCGACAGTTCACTACTTATCACAATAGAATTGTTTTCGTAGTCTATGATAGTATTATCAACTTCAACTAAATTATAATATCTTTGTGACAAATGGTCTATACTTATTTTTATCAAAACAGGCTGTTTGGAAAACCTTGTGGTTAACTTCAGGGTCCATCCTATCATAAGGGGTATAGCGACGGGACAAAACCGGTTTTCCTTGAGTATCTCCCATGGCGTCGGCCATTCTTGAGAATTGTATTGATTCAAATACTTTTGTGTTGTCGGTGCCTGATGCCAAAACTCTAATGTCCTACGAAAGGGGTCTTTACAATCTTCGAGTGTATTTCTAAAACTACGCCATTGAGAAATTCGATCATCGACGTTTGTGTCTAAAAACATTTATGCAAAATAACTTAGAGCGTATGTTAATGTTCCTGTGCCGTTTCCAATTGGATTTCTATATTTTATCAATAGTGTTTCACTTCCACTAGTGCTGTCAAAGTCATCTAGATTAGCACTCCATTCAACATTACCATCACTGGTTCCTGTATGACTATAGTTGTCAGTAACATTAATGTCGTTTAAATTAAGAGTAATTGTTAGTCTACCCTGTCTTGTAGTATCTTGGCTTGTTCCTGTTTTTACGATAAGGTAATCAACATAAATTATCTTGTCTTTTGTAAATGGCACCTTAATAATTGCTGTTGGTGCATCTCTTTCAGTAAGATTCTCAGTTTTAATTCTTGATTTGGTGTAATGGTATCCATCAACATTAGGTTTGAATGGTACAGCACTCAAAGCACTCTGATTTACAAAAGCGTCTCTCTCAAAGAAATCGCCAATGGATTCACACAAGTCATTGGCAAATTTAATAACGCTATCCTGTGGTGAATTTTGTCCATTGCTGTTGTTGCTTACATCCAAGAAAGCATTTCCAATAGTTGTATGTCCCCATGGTTTAACTGTTGCATTTGGTTTATGAACTGCAACACCAAAATCATCTATCTTGTCAAATTTGTTACCTTTGATAATAAATTGTCTTGGACCTTGGCTTTGGCTTCCTGTTCCACTGCTGGTTCTACAAAGGTCAATACCAACATGACCAAAGTGGAAATATGATTCGCTAACTGTGATAGTTTTTACATCATGAATACTGTATATACCGATACTTAACTGTTGAAACTCACAATTTCTAATTATATTATTTTCACTAGTTAGGGCACCAAGTCCTCTTATGTTAATACCAACTTGATCGATATCTAATCCATCTAGTGTACTCCACTTGCCTCTAAATTTACAATTCTCAATTAGACTTTCTGTCATGTTATCCATGTAAAGCATCGGAGCATATCTAATTGTATTTTCGTCATTGTCAAGTGTGATGCCTCTGATTTCTATTTTCTGAGGTCTACTAATGTTTTGCATACTTGCAAATGTAACATAAGATCCAGGTGTGCTGTTACCACCAACTGTTTGAAATATTGCTTTGCCTGTTGGAGTTAGTTCACTTGGATCAGGGAACATTCTAATGATTGTTTTGTCTGGACCATCACCAATAATATTTGCGTAAGGTGGAATGTAAATAGTTCCAATAATTTTGTAAACACCCGCTTCAAACTTCAAAGTTCTTCTAGAAACAGGATTAAACTTATCTGCACTGTTTAGGAAAATTTGATCAATGGCTCTTTGAATTGCTACTGTGTCATCTGTGGTACCATTACCTAAAGCACCAAAACTTTTTACACTTACTATATCATCAAGTCTATCTTGCAGTGTTCTTTTTACAGGGTCATTTGCAAATTCACCTGTTTGTACAGAAGCATCTGTGTTACCTTGGAATTCGTATTGATCTAGTAATTCAAAGATATTAGTTTTTTCAGTAAGAATTTCAGTGTTACCAACAGCAGGAGCACCTTCATCAACACTACCGTTACCTATATAAAGTTTTTGTGTATCGATTGCCCAGCCAAGTTCCGCACTGGCTAGTTGTGGTAATCCTGTGATTGTTTCCTTACCACGTCTATGCTGAATCTTTGAAATCTGTACGACTGCCACTGTATTCTCCTAATCTATAACACTATTTACCAATTAGAAGTGATGATTAGTATAGTAGTCTTCAACACGTTTTAGCCATTCATTGCACCAATGTTCAAAATCGCTTGGTTGAAGGTCAAACTGCTGGTATTGACAGTCTCTACTGCACATAAACACGTGACCTTCGTTTATATCAGTGCCATATACAGCGTTATGTGCCATAGCGTATGCGGCTAACTGTAGATAGTAATCCTCAACCCATTCTTTTTTCTTGGGTTTATTAGTTTGTTTGAAGTCCATTATAGCAGGCTTACCCTTGTAAACACCCACAAGGTCAGTGGTTCCTGAATACATATGCGGATAATAAAGTGCCTGTTCAATACCCCATATTTCATTAACATCGCACAATGCATTATTAATAATTTCATCAGCCATTTTATTTGCCTGTACATGAACCACATTGGTTCCAGGCATTCTTTCTTCGCCAATTAGAAAGCGTTCAAGATTACTGTGCATGGCTGTTCCCACGCCTGCGGCTTCTGTTACTATGCGTTGTGCTTCATCTTCGCCGACACGTTTCTTCCATTCGTTTAAATGGGTCATGTCTTTGGTTTTAGAAAGGATGGTAGTTACGCTTGGCGTCTTGCTACCGTCTGGTGCTTCGTAGAGTCTTTTACCTTCTAAGTTAATTTGTTTAACTGTGTGATATTGAAATCTTTCCACATAAGGTGGTGGGGTTAGTTCTGCCATTAAATCTTTCCTAATAATTTAATATTAATTATAATGCAGACCAATTGGTAAAGTCAAGTTATGAACGACGTTTTGTTGCTCGTTTTGCCATCTTTTCAATATTATTGGTTGGACTCGAGTCAACGTTGTCTACAGTGCCGTCAGCGTCCTTTTGCATTTGAGTGTTAAGAACAACACCTTCTTCGTTAAAGTTTTTTACTATTGCTTGTATTTCAGGTGAACTGTCATAAAGACTTTTGAAAACACCGTAATCAAAAGCACCATGGCCTGATGATTTCATTAAATTAGTAATTGCTTGATATGATAGTTGTGCAGGTGAACCTTCGCTGTTTGCTCTCTGAATTTGATTTCTAAATAGAAGAACAAGGTCCTGTTCTAGTTCATTACCTGCAACTTCAAACAATCTCATGCTGACTCCTTATCGAGCCAACTTGTTTAACACGCGAGTAGATTCTTCAATTGATTGTTTGCGTGGTTGATAACTTTCACGCTTTTCTCTACCTGCAGGTTCAGTTCCACCTGTAGCGGCATCACTAGCACCAAAGTCATCAGTTGGTTCAATAGGTTCAACTGGCTCGTCACCAGCAACTGGTTCTTCAATGTCACCTTCTGGGTCAGCACCAATAGTATCTACTGGAGCACCTTCGCCTGTAATAATACCTACACCTGCTGTTAATGCTTCACGTGCTGTTGTTAAAACTTCTTGTGTTTGTTCTAGTGCAGGTTTAACTGTTGCAACAAATTGTTCTGCTTGCTCTTGTCCTAGTTCATCTCTGATAGAGTCTGCTAGTTCAAGCATACCTTCTGCACCCATTTCAGCAACGTCTTCTAGGAACGCAGTAAATCTATCTACCATATCCTTAGCCGCCATTGTAAGTTCTGCTTTTTCTTCAGCACCTTCTTTTAATGGTTGTTCAACTTGTTCAACTTCTTCTTTTTTAACTTTCTTTTTCTTGCTTGCATGACCGTGTTCAACAACCACTGTCTCTAGCATATTTGCAACAGGAATATTTCTTACAATAAACTGTGTTCCATCTTCTCGTACAAATTTAGCATCGTAGTGTGAAACTGTTCCATCTTCTGCTAGGGTATGCTCACCATGAAGAACTTCGCCTTCACCGAACTTGGTATGCTTAAATGATTTAACACAACTGTGATAAATGTTATCACCTTCTTGCACAAAATCATTGTTTACTGCTTCATCTGTTTCATCAACTACTGTTAGATCTTCACCAAGATCTTCTTCGTCTGCAACTTCTAGGGGATTATCAATAAATTGATTAATTGCTGACTCCACAATCTTGCTGATAAGCAGTGTTTTTTGATACTCGTCATTTTGCAATGATTCGTTAAATTTATGTTTGATTTCAAACTCTTTAAGTTTGCCCTTAATTTTGTCGCTATATGACTCTAGTTGAGCCTTACTGTACTTGGCAATATCAACTGATACGCCGTATTTGCTACGTAGGTCTTTTTGAAGTGACTCTACAGTAACCTTGTTCATAAAATCAGATGTTTTCATCGTTATAATCCCCTAACGTTATTATAGTGTTATTTAGTGTCAAACAGCAAAGATTCTGCCCTAATAAGAATGTGGCTCACCTGTTGTTTAGCACGATTGTAGCGTGGCATATACTCTTCTATCCTTGCAGTGTATATATCTATTTTAACGTCATCATTTCTTTTTTCAGCAATATTGCGTTGATGCGTAAAAAGCCTTATTTCATTGGCCCAATGTCTGTATTCATGGTCCGTTTTGAGTATTTCTTTTTCGTCATACCCTGCCTGCTCACCCATATATATTGCTAGTGCAACAGCAATCTTGTGGCTTGCTATGTCCCTGTAATATTTCTTTTTTGGATTGTGCAAATTGGTAATATCGTACCAACCATTGCTATTCTTTTTGATGTAGCAATGCTTAAATTTAATCCCACCCTGATGTGCAACAGGAAGCACGAATCCGCTTTTTTGTAAGCGAACCTTTACTGCCTTTGCTGTTTCCGCGAAGGTATCTACAAGTTTTTTAACTTCAGGCTTCATAACTTATTGTAACAGATACTTACTTAAAAAGCAAGATCTTTTTTGGAAAATTTGATTTGATCGGGTAGGCCGGGCACTTTTTTACTTGGCTGTAACTCTATTTCTTTGCCCGAAACATTTTTGACCTTCATAGGGGTCATCTTGGTTTTTTGTGGATTTTTTGGATCTGCTATTGGAATACTAAGTTCGCTTCCTCTGGCTAAGGTTGCTTGTGGTGCTTGTGAGTTGTCCTGGCCAATGGTTTGATTACCTTGTTGTCCATCCTGTTGACCGCCACCTTGATTTGCCAATTTATTTGCTGTGTCCTGTGCAAAACTTTGAACTTTCTTATTGATTTGATCTTTGGCTGTTTGCTTTATTTGCTGTCCTGCACCTCTGGCCATATTACCGGCTCCTCTTGCAACAGCACCTGCACCTCTTGCAACAGCACCTGCACCTCTGGCCAACATACCAGCCGCGCCTCTTGCAACTGCTCCTGCACCCCTTAGGGCCGCGCCGCCTAATGCACCCGCCGCTCTAGCAACACCACCTGCCACTGCTCCAACAACTGGCAATATTTCGTCCAACTGTTCTTCAGTTAGATTATGATCTAAAATAACCTGCTTGAAATCTTTGTGTTTTGGATCTAGTTCATCTATACGCATTAGTTTTTAAACCTTCTTCTTTTTCCGCCGCCAAGTGCTCTGTTTTTTGTAGCAACTGCTCTAGTTATACCAGAACCTTTTTTTGTAAATTTTGATTTGATTGCTGTCATCTTGGGTTTTCTAGCACGGGTTACGGTCATGGTCTTTTTCTTTTGTGCATCAATTGGAGCATGACAAGTGCTCATTTTAGCAACAATACGTCCTTTGCGTGGACCGCTGGTGCATCTAAACTTGCGTGTGATCCTACCTTTGTGTGAGCCACCAGGTTTGCCACCTCTACCAAAGATAAATTTTCCACCTGCTTCAGTAATGAATTCTATTGCTTTCATTTGTTTAAAAACCGCAATGCTCTTGATGCTGGGTTAGTGCGTTTTGTTCTTCTAGACCTCAATGCCATGCGTTTGCCTAGTTTCTTTCTAGTAATACGCATACGCATTTTTGCCTGTACATTTGGCGGAGCAAAACATTGCTGTGGCTTTGCTACAATACGTCCATGGCGTTTACCACCCACGCATCTATACTTACGAACAAGGCTTTTGCCTTTTCGACCCCAAATTTGTTTCTCCGCGAGATTGTCAAAGAGTTCTACTAACTTCATGTTAGTATTTAGTTTAATTCATTTGAATGAGAATAACAACGATTGTGGATAGCAGTCCTGCTACAATAGTACCTGATGTACCAATAATTACTTTGACTAATGATGAATGTGATTTGTTCATGTCTTCATGAATGTGTTCAATTTTTGTCTCAACATTCGCAAGACGTTTTTCTAGCACTTCATAACGCTGTTGACACAGGTCTACGTGTGCTTCTAAATTTTCTCTTTCTAGGTCTGTGGCACGTGCCATATTTTATTCTCCGTAAACACCCTAACTCTTAGGGTAATTAAGTAAACTCTAAGTTGGCCTTAATGTGTTTTTATGCAGTGCCTAGTTTTTGCCTTCAAAGTTATTTATACAACTTCGATGGTAATATTGGATTTTCCTTTGTGATTAACCACAAACATTTTAGGTGCAGGAACGGTTTCAGTTAGTCCGCCTAAAACGGGTATCTGTTCCATGTCTTGTTTTAGCAGACCCACCGGATCTTCACCGTCATTGTACGCATCAGCATGATCTACTTCAAACTCATAGGTCCATACCTTGTGTTCACCCTTGTAACTGCTTCCAAATTCACCAGTTACATCACGTGTTTCCACAAAGGGATCATCATTGTTATCAATAAGATTACGCAGATTAATTATCTGTTGTAGGGTTTGATAGTTCTGCTGTTGTAACAGTTTCTGTTCATCACCCTGTCCTTTTCTACGAACATCAGTGCGTGTAACATCAACCAGTGTTTTGATACGTATCTTCATGCTATTATTTATAGGTCACAAAAAAAGGGTGCCAATTTCTTGACACCCTTTTCCCAAAGATATAAAATATCTTATTTGAATGTTAACTGATCAGCCGCTTCAACGATTGTGTCAGTTCCAACACCGCTTAGTGATTCGATAACAGCCGCTAATGAATCAGCATCGTGCTGAGCATTATCAACTACTAAAGAAATTTTACCTGCCGCACCTGTTGGTGTAAAGTAAGCGATAGCGTTTGTACCAGATACAATTAATTCTACTAATTGATTTGCTTCGCCAGCCGCATCACCGTCTAGTGCTTGTAGGTCTACTGCTGTGTTACCACCATTAGATGTTGATCTAACAGTTGCTTGGTAGAAACCAAGTTGTGCATTTTGAAATACAGTTCCTGTAACATATTTGTTTAAGAAACCATTTACTTTTGTTATTCCAGCCATTTTAGTTCTCCTTTTAGTTACTCTTTAATGGCGTTCCCACGCTCAGTGGGCAACGTAATATTATTTAGTCTTTTTTGGAAAAATAAGGAGATATGGTTATCTTTTTACAGATTTTGCCCGATTATGTACCTGTTTTAATAGATTTACGTAGCCTGGACCTGCTTTTACAATATCATCTATTATCTGCATAATGGGTCTATATGCTTGAGCGAATCGTGGAGGAATGCCCAAACCTCTTGTTGTTAAACTTAATACTTTATAAGCAAATGGTAAATCTTTGTTAGGTACTCCTAACATTCTCAACATCTGAATATCTTTTGTATCAGGTGCTACGATGTCTGGAACTGTTACCATGGGTTCTGTATCTTTTACTTGCGAACTTTCGAGATCAAAATCCTTAACAAAAAGTATGTAATAATCGACAATGTCTGAATTCCTTCCTCTTGCTTTCAGAGCCAATTCTAATTCTGTGACTGCTTTTTTTCTGTCGCTTGGAGTTAGTTTTGTGTAGTTTGCTATTCTTCTTCTTAATCCACTGTATCTACTGTTTTGTAGACTGTTGTCAATTTTTACCAAATCATTAGCATCGCTTAGACTAGGAGTGTTGCTGACAAAACTTCTAAGTAATCTTTTTGCTGTTAGTGTTGGAAATGTACCACGTTGTCTCAAAACCTTTGCGGCTCTAGGATTTTGTAATTTGTCTATGATTTTTTCATCACCGTCAACAATGTTCAAAAGATTGTATAGGTCATTACCACTGCTTCTAAAGTGTTCCCATGTTTGCCATTTTAAAACTTCTTCGCTGTAACTTTGAACAAAGCGTCTACTAGGATAGTGTCGCATAACATGAAGTGCTAAAAAGTATAATAACACTAGATCTGAAGCGTCAGTAAAACTTAATCTACTGACGCCATCAGAATTGCGTATCATTTTGCCTTCTGTGATGTAATCTATAAATTGATACATTAACCAAAATCCTTAGGAGTCATAAAGTTGCGACGACTAAATTCAAGCCTGTCAACAATTTTAACTGCACCACCCACATGGTCAATTGCCACATAACCTTCTGGAGATCCTGCTTCGTATCCATCTGCTGTTTTGTAAAAATGTGCTATGCTTTCAATGTTGTTTAGTTTTCTAATGAACAGCGTTTTTAATGCTGTTATTTCTTTCATGAATTCAATAATAGCCGCTAGTCCTTTTCTGTTAACATTTATAAAGTTCATATTGCTTTGAATCTTTTGTAATCTATTTTTTACTGCTGGTTTCTCTGGGTCTTGATTTTTAAGTTTTGTTATTTCTGCTTCTATTCTTTCTCTATACCAATCAATAAAACCATTTAAGAATTCACCTGGGTCGCCTGCAAGTTTTCCTTGTCTAATATTAGTGTTGATCCAAATCTTAAAGTTAGTAATAAAGTCTTCATTAGATTTCATTGCGTCCCATACCGCATTTGGTATCGCCTTATAGGCTCCCATTGCGTCTGCCAAATCTTGTTTCGCTTGTGCTGTTTCTTCCTTCGTCATTAGCACGGAGCCTGACACATCTTTGAAAAACGCATCATCGAACCAAACATCGCTTGTGCGTTTTAATTTGCTTATGTCAACTTCGTAATTGGCTTTAGCATCTGCTAGTGTTGCGCCTGCATAATTTGTGTGGAATATGATTCCAAACTTTGCTTTTCCTATTCTTTTGCCGATATCACTGTCCACTGGCACTGCGTAGGTGATAAGTTGTGGCTTGAAAGTGTACATTGCCTCGCCGTCAATTGTTTCTTCACGCCTTGAACTTTCGTCAAACATAAAGTCGCCTTGTAGTACGCCTGTGATGCCTAGTTTACCAAGATAATCAAATGCAAGATGTAGTTTTGGTAATGCACCTGAATCACCGTATAATCTATCAATTTCTTCGTGGCTGGTTCCTAGTTTAGGAGTCTTTGCAAACACACCTTTTGTGCCCACAAAGAACTTACCGCTTTCTGGGTCAATGCCGCAAACAATAGCAGGAGCACCATCCCATTTCACGCTTACTTTTAATTTTTTATTTGAACGTCCTTTAAGCATATCAGCAAACAGCATCATTTGGTTCAATGCATACTCCGCACCTTCTTTACCACGGTTGAGTGCTTCTTCCTCAACGTGTTCCATATGTGTGTTTTTGCCTTCGGCTTCTTGGATTTTAGTTACTTCTTCAATTAGCATCGTCTAGTTCGCTTTTGTCATTTTCTTTAATCTTTTTAATGCCACGCATAAATTTGCTTGGATCACCGGATCGTATGGAGTTGTAAAACCTTTTTTCCAGATCTTGTGCTACTTCAGATTCAAAATTCTTACGGATCATTTCAACAATATTGATTGCTGACTCTATAACATGATTTGCCCTAGACTCAACCACGTTTTCTGCACGTTTGTTAACAGCAAAATCGTTCAATTCTTCTAATAGGCTTCTTGTTCTACGTTTCATTGTAACAACTCCTTAACACTATTTAGTGGTCTAATGCGGTAAATACCTTTGGTAACGAAGGAGCGAGCGAACCATGGAATTATATACACATAAACTACTTACACCTATTTTAACATTAAATTTTAAAGAACGCAGTCTTTTATTTGCCGAATTGGCACAAATTGCGTATCTTGAAGAAGACAGTGCTACCAAACTAGCACATCAATTAGGATTCACCACAGTTGAATACTATAACATAGATGGTGCCCAAGCATATCGTTTTATGAACAAAACGGATTTTGTAATTGCTTGTAGAGGCACAGAACCAAAAGAATTTAACGACATTGGCGCTGATGCTAATGCTATTCCTGTAATTGCCGAAACTGTAGGCAGGGTTCATGGTGGATTCAAAGGAGAAGTTGATAAACTTTGGCCACAAATTGAAGAAGACCTAGTGCGTGAAAGCAAGGATAGAGATGTATGGTTCTGTGGACACAGCCTTGGTGCCGCGATGGCTACCATTGTAAGTTCACGTTGCCGAGGTAGCAAAATTTGTCCTAACCCACAGGAACTATACACATATGGATCACCTAGGGTAGGTTGGGCAAACTATACTAATCATCATCCTTTTGCACATCATCGTTGGGTTAACAACAACGACATAGTTACACGTGTGCCTTTCTGGATCATGGGATACAAACATCACGGCACAGAACACTATCTAAACACATGGGGTAATGTTCGTAAGTCAACAGGTTGGCAACGCTTCAAGGACAGAATGCGTGGTATGTGGCGTGGACTAAAACAAGGTAAGATTGATAACTTTTCAGATCATTCCATAGGTTTATATGTTGAATATCTAAAAAATTACAGAGATAATACGGAAACCCCGCAAATTTAACTGATATAGGGTTTTGAATTTCTTACTTGATACCAATGATGTAACCTTTGTAGGATGGTTTCTCGCTCCATTGGATCTAGTGTTTTAGCCAACTGCTTTTTTAAGTCAGAAATCATCTGACTTGGATTTTTTGTATTACTATTTTTTTTCATTGTTAAGACGTAAGGTAATTCTCGACTAAGCGAGATACCTTCTATGTTAAATTATTTTAGATGTCAGCCAATGTCCACTTAACAGTGAATGGCTTACCTTTCTGTTTGCGTTCACTAATTTTTGCAAACTCTATCTTACGCAATTTACTTAGCATTTCATCATCGCGAGAAAGACAAGCCTCATACATCTTTTTAAGAACTTTTGATTGTTTCATTGCTTTCTCCATATACTAATAGTATAATGTATTTACGCAAATAATGCAACCATTATCTATTATTTTAATATGAAGCAAGTCACTTACAGGCACACTTAACCTCATAATCTTTAATGGCGGCCTTAATAGCATCCTCTGCTAGAACTGAGCAGTGTATTTTTACTGGAGGTAAAGCGAGTTCCGTTGCGATGTCACTGTTCTTAATTTTGGTAGCATCATCCAAGGACCTCCCTTTAAGCCACTCGGTGACCAAACTAGAACTAGCGATAGCACTGCCGCAACCATATGTTTTAAATTTAGCATCTTCAATTACATTTGTTTCTGGATTAACCTTTATCTGTAACTTCATTACATCACCGCAAGCCGGTGCCCCAACCATACCAGTCCCAACGGACGGATCCGCTTTATCTAAACTACCAACGTTTCTGGGATTATTGTAGTGGTCAAGGACTTTATCTGAATAAGCCATTGCCAACTCCTAAAAATTATATAAAATATTTAGTCAAAAAAATAGGCCCTGTAATTACAAGGCCTATAGTTGTAGTTCTACTACTTGACTGAAATGTTCACAGCAGAAGGGCCTTTTGGACCATCCTGTGTATCAAACATTACAGTGTCGCCTTCATTCAACGAGCGTAAGCCTGCGGCTTCTACTGCTGAAATATGTACGAAAACGTCTTTGTTTTCACACGCGATAAATCCAAAGCCTTTAGTGGCATTGAACCATTTTACTGTTCCTTGATTACTCATGTTTTTCCTTGTTCGTGTTTGTATTTGAGGAAGTTTGTATCTAATATTAGGGCGGGAGTTTTTTAGTTCTACTGCGTCTTGTTCTTATTACTGTCTTGTCTCAATAGTATTTATATAGATTACTTTTTAGAAAGATTATCTTTGGCAATGCTGTACCAATACTCGCCACTTTCACGTAACCGTTCATTTGCTGAACGTAGTTTTTCCAATGTCTTTACAATTTGATTGTGTCTAAACTGTGTGTAGACTTTTGTTGTTGTGATGTGTTTTTCCAATTTAGATATAATGCTGTCAATGTCCGGGCAGGTTATATCCGGTACCTTGGGTGCTTTCTTTTTCCAACGTTGCCATTGGGTTAGTTTTTTCTTCATCATTCAAAGTATTTAGATGTTTGTCACCAAAACATTAAGTTGGTGTATAATGTTTTTTAGATATGCAATTATAACATTCCTGATATGCATTTTATTTGATTGACTTTTTGTCTTAATATTAGTATATTATTATAAATAAGCGTGTTGCACAGCAACATTCACCCAGACACTTGGATAGACAAGGGCATAATCCATGCCTTAAAAGCGGTAGCGCCGGGAGAGACCGGGGGCAGTGACTACCTTAGTTACACACATACACATAAAGGAAAAAACAATGTTAATTTGGGAAAAAATAAAAAACACTTGTGCTTCAATAGGCTATGCTAGAGCATCTGCTCAGTTAGCAAGCCAAGGCAAACACGAACTTGCAAGAGATTTAATGTTACACGGTATCAAAGAAATTGCAGAGAGAGATCGAGCAATTAAAAGACTGGAACGTGTAAAAAGGATCAAAGCATCATATGAACCAGGCAATCACTACATGAAGGGCCACAAGGTTGCATTTTGGAGAGGTCATGCAAATGGTTAAGACTTTTTGGAATGCGGTAGTGCCCATGACAATCATGTTGGTAATAATGTCAGGATTCTTATTGCTGAATGGAATGTTCTGGGGAGGCATGCTGTAATGAATAACACTAAATGGATGCCATACACGGACGAAGAAGTGGAATATCTTTCCAAACCTTCAAAACCTGTAAAGAAATAAGTTTCTAAAAGAGTAGGGGAGCCGCCCGTCAAGATGACTCCCCTACAACTTATTAAGTTGAGAGTTATATTACTTCTTTGTTATGATGTGATATAATACCCAAACTGCTATCAAGCCAACCAAACCCTGTGCTGAAAAACTAGCCACAATAGATTGAATGTTAGCAATGATGTTAATGTTTGGCCAGAACGGAATGTTCTGTCCTTTGAACAAGACTTCAAGCACAACACCCAATGCAAGTAGGCTTACACCCACTTCTGTTAATGCGCCGGCCCAAGCCTTTACTTTATTTAGAATGTCCATAATGAACCTCCTTTTCTTATACTGATTATCAATCAGCGTTTTATTTAGGTAGGTACATCACATAGTTAAACTACCATATATGCGATTTATGTTTAAATTAATGATTTTCATTATTGATTTTTTAATATAAGGTAGTATAATAGTTATAAGTAAGAGTGTAAGAAATCATTCTTACTCGTAATACTCAAGTTGGACCTTTGCATTTGCATCTCCAACGATATGTCTTACATTATATTAACTTTATTTTAAGGAGAAATATTATGTGGACAAAACCTACAGCAGAAGAAATGAGATTTGGGTTCGAAGTTACAATGTATGTAATGAACAAGTAATCTCAATGTAGCACAGGTGCTCCCACCCAAGAGGTGGGAGTATTTTTAAACGTTCTCAAAAGGAATTATATGAAAAATAAATTAGCAACAGTTGTTGCAGTAATAGGCGTGGTGGCAATGTCTGGATTGGTGTATTCGGCCAAGACGGATGGTAGACAGTATGAATTAGAAAGAGCAGTTCGTTTACAAACACTGGCAAACATGGCAGTGAACAATAAGAATTATGAACTAGCCTGCAAAGCACAACATGAAGTAACCGATTCGATTGTACGTGCTGGTGTCGTAGATGTTATCGAACAGGCTGACGTAGTTGAAAGTGAAATTTGTTCACTTGCTTGGACAACAACCATATCGGCGATAAACTAATGGCAAACTACTTTCAAACAGGGTTTACCGCATTGCAGGAGTTAGCAAAAATGAAAAAAGAACATATTGTAAAAGAAACACCTAATCCAGTTGAAGGACAACAAACTATTGATCAAAACGGAGAGTTGGTTGTATTTTTTAGAGGTAAATGGGTGTCAAAAGATGAATATGATCGAGGAATTTATATACGATTAGCAGATCAAGGTGACTGCGTATAGGAGATCAAAATGGCAAAAGCACCAGAACCCAGTCCTTGGGGACTAGTAATTTTTGTTGCCATATTTGCGTTTTTAATTTGGCACGG